AATTTTGAGTGGTTAGTAGAAACCACAGAACAATTTTGTAAGGATAAGGCGGTATATAATGCAATTGTTGCAGGGATTAAAATTATTGAGGGGAAGGATAATGAACGTGGGGTGGATTCTCTTCCTAGCATTCTTACAGATGCCCTTGCTGTTGGTTTCGATAACCGTGTTGGTCACGATTATTTGGTTGATGCAGATAGTCGATTTGAGTTTTATCACAAGATAGAAGAAAAGATTCCATTTGATTTGGATTTCTTTAATCGTATTACCAAGGGGGGATTACCAACAAAGACGTTGAACATTGCCCTTGCGGGTACTGGTGTAGGTAAATCTCTGTTCATGTGTCATATGGCAGCAAACTGCCTAAGTCAGAACAGAAGTGTCCTATACATCACTTTAGAGATGGCTGAGGAACGTATAGCTGAACGCATTGATGCAAACCTCATGAATATCACTATAGATGATTTGCATGATTTGCCCAAGACAATGTATGATACAAAGATGGATAAAATCATCAAGAACACCAAGGGAAATCTGGTTATCAAAGAATACCCTACTGCATCAGCGCACAGTAATCACTTTAGAGGACTGATCAAGGAGCTAGCTATCAAGAAGTCATTCAAACCAGATATCATCTTCATTGACTATCTGAACATATGTGCATCATCAAGATTTAAGGCGAATGGAAATGTTAACTCGTACATGTATATTAAAGCGATTGCTGAGGAACTTAGGGGACTCGCAGTTGAGACAAATGTCCCTATTATGTCAGCGACACAAACGACTCGCTCTGGGTTCTCCAACTCTGATATTGGTCTGGAAGATACATCTGAATCTTTCGGTCTACCGGCTACAGCTGACCTCATGTTTGCGCTCATATCTAATGAGGAACTTGATGCAGTAAATCAAATTGCAGTCAAGCAACTCAAGAACAGATACAATGACCCTACCATCAATAAGAGATTTGTGCTGGGCATTGATCGTGCAAAGATGAAACTATTTGATGTAAGCGATGCAGAGCAGAAGGGTCTAGCGGATAGTAATCAAAAAGAGGATGCATCATTTAGTGACCCTGTATTTGATAAGACTGAATTTGGAGATGGGTGGAAAGTATAAATATAGTCATGAAATCATTTATAGAACTTTCAGAAGACAAGGGCGGAAAGAACCTTCACCTAGAACATCTAGAAGATGAGATTCTTAACTATGGTGTTGATGGGGGAAGAGCCGCACTAAACTTCCTTCGATCCCTAAGAGATATGCTTGCTGGTGCAAGCCGTTCATCTGTTAACATGACTGTAAAATGGGATGGAGCTCCCGCAATATTCGCTGGAATAGACCCCGATGACGGAAAGTTTTTCGTTGCAAAGAAATCCGTATTCAACGTCAATCCTAAATTATACAAGACATCACAGGAGATAGATGATGACCTATCAGGCACCCTCAATTCCAAATTCAAGGTTGCTCTTAAAGAGTTTTCCAAGTTGGGCATCAAGGGAGTTCTTCAAGGTGATCTCATGTTTACGGATGATGTGGAAAAGACAGCAATTGATGGAGTCTCTTATTTCACCTTTCAGCCTAATACCATTGTATATGCTGTTCCTGTGGATAGCAAGTTTGGCTCTATAATAAAAACTGCGAAGATTGGTATCGTTTGGCATACAACGTACTCTGGTGCGTCTCTACAGGACATGCAGGCATCGTTTGGTGCAAATATTTCTGGACTCACTAAATCATCCAGTGTGTGGATGGATGATGCAACGTATAAGGATGTATCAGGTAAAGCAGTATTCACGAAAAAAGAAACAACCAAAGTTACGGAAATATTATCCAAGACAGGCACCACATTCCAAAAGATCAATGCAAACAAGCTACGCCAGTTCCTGGCTATGCAGAACACTCTATCGGGTGCAATCATGAGTGCTTCCCTCAAAACCTATAATAACTCAAAGGTAAGAGCTGGAGAAGTTATCACGAATCCTGCTGCACATGCAAAAGGATATGTGGCGTGGGTAGAAACATCAATACAAAAACAGGTAGATAAATCAAAGAGTGCAAAGGGTAAGGAAAAGTATCTTAAAATCCAGAAGGAACTTACCCGTGAGGCAAAGAATCATACTCAGAATCTTATTCAAATCATCACCTTCCAAAACCTCCTTGTAGAAGCAAAGTCAATGATCATAAACAAACTCAATAGCGTTAAAGGCCTTACAGACACATTTGTAAAGACCCAAGACGGATTTCGAGTAACAAATCCAGAAGGATACGTTGCAATTGATAGAATATCAGGAGGAGCAGTTAAGCTTGTTGATCGCATGGAATTCTCTCATAACAACTTTACTGCAATCAAAGCCTGGGACAAATAAGTTCAATAGGTTATAATGGATAAAAACGGATGAAGAAACGCATACACATCAATATGCACGTTATAAGAAAGAACAATAAGACAGGAGAGCGCAATCCTGTTATAACATGCAAAACATCAAAGAGCAATACCTATGGCCATAAGGTAAGAATACATGGAGAGAGTGAAGTAATATACTCGCCAGATAAACCTTTATCATGCGGCGCAAGAGTATGGGTAGAGACAAATTCACCAGTAACAGTAGACGAGACTCTCATAGAATAAGACGTATTGTGTTTGGGTACTCTACTACCCATATAGCGGTAATATGGGTACTCTACTACTCACATAGGAAATCAAGGGGGGTTATATGACCTAATTCCGATATTTACAGATTATCGGAATTAGCACATAATGAATAGAGAAAAGAAATGATTGATAAAGATCAAGTAATAGAAAATCTAAGGGAAGTATTTGATCCTGAGATCAGTATTAACATATACGATTTAGGCCTAATATATGATATAGAGATAGATCAGGAAAACAAATGGGTTACTATAACACATACATTAACCAGTGCATTTTGCTCATTCGCAGATGTAATAGTTTCAGAAATAAAAGCAGCTGGATGTAAAAATCAAGAAGTTTTACATGTAGAAGTAATCACCACATTTGATCCCCCCTTTACAATGGATAGCGTATCAGAAGACGTAAAGCTTTTGATGGGGTGGTAAGAGATGAGTGTTGCAAAAATACATCTTGACAAACCCTATTCCATATGGTATACTTAGGTATAATCAAGAGAAAGATTCGTTATGAAAAACATTTATGAAGAAAACTATTTGTCGCACTTAACTATGCGCTTTGAAGAGAGATTTAATGAGGAAGATTTCGTCTATAAAACAAAAAAATTGGGTGTGGTAGATTTTAAAAATGAAATAATAAATGCTATCGTAAATGCACCTATTGCTGGAAAATGGGTTAAAGGTGGTAAGGGAACTCGTAACATATATAAAATAAAATACGGACAAACAGAGCCTGTATTTGTTGTGTGGGATATAAAATTATCAATTCCTATAACAGTTCTCACTGATAAAATGTGGTCTAATTGGTATGCAAATTCTTAAAGATTCGTTATGAAACGATATTACAAATCAAAAGAGATCGTCACCAAGAACCATTTCCTCGTAAACACCATATGGCCAGTTGCTGGTAGTAATAAGGGTGATGAATACAAGATAACAATGCACGATAAAGGATTTACGTGTGAGTGCAAAGGGTTCATGTACAATAGTAAATGTAGACATACTAAACAAGTGGTATCAATGCTAGAGGGGTAATGCGGATAAGTCTTCCACAGAATCCCATAAATACCCATATTTTACCATATATTAAAAAGGTACAAATAAACATAATTACGTTGTGCATTATACTGAGGCTATGCAGACCTTATTCCCCAGCTTCCAAGCTTTTCTCCAAACTTTTTCCATAAATATGAAAGAAATCTGCAAAAGGTACTTGACAACAGCTCCTTTATATGGTATTATACCTATGATGAGAGATTTAAGGAATAAAGAAATGTATATAGCACTTGATGATTACAAAGAGATGTATGCTGAGTCATGCATGAAGAGAGGAGAGAGCCTCTCTGTGAATGGTCTTAAAGAATTCATTGC